TGGTAGGAAAAGTCACGCCTGATGACATGATGTCATGCTCAAGGCTTCCAGCATTATTAGGTTTTAGCAAGTTTCGAACGCCTAATGATGAATTGAAGTATTCAATTAATGCACTTAACGGAGAGGCTAATGAATTTACAGAGCAAGAGCCTATGTTATGGGGCAATCTTACAGAGAAGTTAATATTGGCTGAGAGCTGTAAAAGGCTTGGCGTTGATATTGATGATCTAGCCCATGATAAACCATACTTTCATCCTGATATACCATTGGCTACAAGCCTTGATGGCACTGCGTCTGGCAATGGCACAACAATCTACACTGACATTGACAAAGGTATTTATGTCATGGGGCATGATTCAATTAAGCTTGATGGCTATGGTATTTTAGAAGCAAAGCTTACTGCTCAAGAAGTCGAGAATGAGCCAGCGCCATATCGTGGTGTCATACAGCTTCAAGGCCAAATGGATATTATGAAAGCATCATGGGGCGCTCTTTGTGTGTTATACAAGGGTACAACATTGCGTATCTTTTTATATCCCATTAATGAAGATCACATCAACATGATTCACAATGCTGTCGAGGATTTTCAAGAGCGTTTGGATAAGTACAAAACCAATCAAGAGATTGAATGGTATGACTTACAAAACTCTTTTGAAGCCAGTCGTGTGTTTGATCGTGCTGAAAAGAGTACGATTGAGTTACCAGAAGTTGAGATCCAAGCTGAGAAGATCATCACAATTCGTGAGCAAATCGCGGAGTTAGAAGCACAGATTGATCGCTTGCAAATCAATATCATGGAGCATATGAGAGATCACGAAGTATGTAATGCGGGTCGTTACAAAATCTCATGGCCTATGCGTTCTTACAAAGCACAGCCAGCAAAAACTGTGCCAGCTAAGGAAGCCTACGTCATTCGTCAGTCTAAACTTTCAATCAAGGATCGTATATGATTAAGAGATTAACTCATTTTCAGATCCGTAAGAAATGGCGTATTAAGTTACACGCTAAAAGATGCCACGATCACGATCAGTCAGGTGCTAGGTATAGCAGAGATGCTATGGTACTTAACCGAGCTATGGACATGTACAAGATTGATGGTAGGAGAGCAGCATGGTAGATAATGACCAAGATCGTTTTGAAGCAGAAGTTATGAATGAATTACAACAACAGGAGAAAAGTATGAAAACTATATCAGCAGCATTTATTAAAGCACAAAAGGAGTTCGCTCCAGCAATTAAGACAGCTACCAATCCACACTTTAGAAGTAAGTATGTAAACTTAGAAGGCTGTATTGAGGCTGTGATTGATGCATTACATAACAATGGCATTGGTCTTATACAAAAGACGCATGATTGTGATGATGGTGTCAAAGTAGAAACTGTATTTATCCATGAGTCAGGTGAGACTTTAAGTGGTGGCATCTTACACATACCAGCATCTAAGATAGATCCGCATGGCGTTATGGCATCGCTTACTTATTGTCGTAGAGGTAGTTTAATGGCGGCCTGTGGTATTGCACCAGAGGATGATGATGGTAATCTAGCTACAGAAAGGTCTGGCAGTGTTGTAAAAAAGCCACAAACTAAGGAATATACCTTCTATATTCCAGGAAAAGACCCTCAAGAGGTATCGGATGTATTGACATGGCAAGCAAAATTCGATCAAATGTCTGAACAGCTAGTTAATTCTAGCTTAAACCCAGAGGATAAGATATCGAAACTTAAAGCATTAGTAGACGCTAATCAGCCAACACTAAATCGCTTACCCATAACAGTTAAGATGCAATACATAGGCAAACAAGCCACACGCATCAACACAGTGAAAGGACAATCAAATGAAACCAATTAAGACAGACTTCAATGCTTTTGAATGGCGTTACCCACGATCATTTAAAGAGCTTAATGGCTATGAATACGAGGTGACAATGGAGTCACCCAAAGAGAAAAGGCAACGCATATGGAGAGCAACAAAGATCTCCGTAGGCATTGCCTTATCATTGTATGCTTGGCTTATTTATTCATTACGTACATTGTAACTTCGAAGCCAAAGCGCATTTCAGTAGCTGCTGGAGTTGTCCACATGGTGTTAGTCCTTATCTATGACAAGCAAGATTACTTGTTACGCAAATTATGCACTTTTTGCAAGACAAACTAATCAGTAAAACCATGAAAGCTACCTAATGAAGGAGACTTTATGTTAGATATTGCAGCAGTCATGTGTATGAGTTTGACCATGTTCCATGAAGCCAGAGGTGAACCTATCTCTGGCCAAGTGGCAGTGGGGTATGTGCTTTATCGGAGAGCTGACTTTGACCAAAAGAATATATGCTCGGAGACTTTCAAACCACACCAGTTTGAATGGACTAAAAAGACAAAGCATGTCCCGCCTTACAAAACACTCAAGCCATTCATAGAATTATCCCAAAAAATTATCCAACAAAAAATCAAAGACAGTAGCAAGGGAGCTAGTTACTTTCATAATGTTAAGATGGATAATCAATGGGGTATGAAGCCAAGAACTATTATTAACAATCATATATTTTATTAGGAGAATATTATGAATGACGAGTTAGAACCTAAAAAAGTTAAGAAGCCACTCAAAGGACTTCAAAAATTATATGAAGATCCAACTGAGGATGATGATGACATCAAAGATTTTAAACACGATCATGGGATAGGCGAACGATACGATGAGTAATATATTTATAGGCATTCCAATGTATGGTGGTGTATGCACAGGAGAGAATGCGATTGGCCACATCAATGCAACAAAGCTATTCTTAGATAGAGGGATAGGTTATAACTGGCAGTTTCTTTATAACGAATCCTTAATTACAAGAGCTAGGAATGGATTGGTTAAGATGTTCTATCAAACAGATTGCACTCACTTACTATTCATTGATGCTGACATTAGTTATCATGCAGAAGATATTGTATCTATGATTGATGCAGATAAAGATATTATCTGTGGTGTGTATCCTAAGAAGCGTATTGCATGGGAAAAGATTGGCGATGCAGTAGCGCGTGGTATTCAAGGTGAAGATCTAAAGTATGCTACGGGTGATCTTGTTATTAATAAGCTTAATTATATTGATACGCCATTGCATTCAATGACAGAACCTATAGAAATATTTAATGGTGGCACAGGCTTTATGCTTATCAAGCGTAGTGTATTTGATTTACTTAAACCACATTGTCCTACCTATACCAATGACATGCTGCCAGGTCAGCAAGAAATCGTTACAGAATACTTTGCTACATCGATTGAACCAGACTCAAATAGATTATTATCAGAGGACTATCATTTCTGTAGATTAGCAAGATTAAATGGGATTAAAGTATGGGCTGCACCATGGGCAAAGTTAGGTCATATAGGTAGTTATAAGTTTGAAGGGACATTATGATGACAAGCAAAGAAAAGTTATTAACTTTATTGTGTATGGTGTGTATCTTTATGATGCTATTTGTTAGCGTTGAGGTAAACATTAATCAGATTAAGCCAAGAAGTTTTGCAGACAAGGATCTAAAGTGTATTGATGGCAAACTATTTGAGGAAGTAAAGAAGAATATGTTTGTGTCTAGTCACCTTGAATGCTTTGAGCAAAGGAAATTCTAATGTCTTACCTTGAAGAAGGGAAGAAAGTAGAAGAAGCATTTGCCAAAGAGTATTTAGCCAACGTCACTTGGGCTACTCAAGAACAAGACATGATAGAACATTGGGATGTTCAGGGTGTACTTGATTGGATAGGCGATGAAGTATTAAAGTTTGATGTCAAAGGATACAAGAAACTTAACAGGAATGATTCTAGTTTTCAGGATGATATCACTTGGGTAGAAGGAAAGAATGTCCATGGCAAAGATGGATGGATAAAAGGTAAGGCAGATTACATTGTATTTGAACGGCAAAAAACTTGGGTATGTGCAAATCGAGTTGAGCTGTATGATTTAGTCTCAAAAAAATTGTATGAGAATAAATACCGCAAAGGTAAAGATGTTTATTGCATTTACCAAAGAGAAAATAGACTTGATGCTATTACACTAGTTCCATTTAAAGACATTATAGATTTAGAATCTACATGGAACCTACCTAAGTGATTGATTGCTATACAGAACCCACACAATCGCTCTATAACGCACGATCTTGAGCAAGGTGATACCTTAGGTATACCTAGTTTTAGTGTAAAGCTTGAGGTTTAGGGGAAATATAGAGCATCTGCATATATTCTGCATTGATCTCTATGTAATCATCCTCATTTTCAGTGAAAAAAATTCTGATGACTGACAACGGATTTTCTTCAATGATCTCAATATCCCAAATCTTACGACCAATAAGTTTGTCTAGGATATCTAGTTGTTCTGAGGTAGGGTTTTCCACTAAACAATTTTACCATTCCATTTGCCATTTGTGTTAAGTACCATTGGCATAAGTTTAGGCTGCCCATCTATGATCATTCCACACCCTACAATGAATCGAGTCTTAAAGTTCTTAGCATAGTTAAATGCCATTGACTTCTGATTGATTAAAGATCCTACTTGCATACCCCAAACTAGCGCATCGGGATTGCTGTAGTAGCCGATACTAAACTTGGTATGGTAGTGACCTTGAACTGTGTTCATACCATACTGCATAGCTACCTTGAGTACGTCAGCAGATAAGCCATGAGTAAAAAAGCACCTTGATCCATCGGATAGGTTGATCGTAATATCTTCTTCCCATTGCCAGCCTGTGCCAACACCTAAGAAGTCATTGTAATGTTTAAGGTAACCTTTAGGTACACCATGCTTTAATGCACGTCTGTATAACATGGATGAGTGATTGCTATGCACAATCTTCATCTTAGGGAATATCTTTTCTAGTGTTTGAATGTATGCAATAGACGCTGCCAACTCATGGCCAGCAGAGAATAGATCTGGATCGCTATCATGCATAGACATCGCATGCATATCAAGCTCGTCACCAATATTAATAACGAGATCGGGTTTGTATTTTGTCTTGAGCGCTTTAAGAAAGTTGAATGCATCTGGGTGGTGATAAGGTATATGGAGATCACTGATTACTAATACGGACTTGTATGCTTGTGCCATTACAGCTCCTATAAATTAGGTATCTGAAAGATAGCACAGTTAGTTTGTTAAATCAATAGCCTGACTTAAACATCTTAGCTTCTGCTTCACGTCTTAGTTGAAGTCCTTTAAGCACACGACCACCAGCACGACAATACTTTAGGAGCGATTCAATAGCCGCTTCTTTATCGCCACGAAGCAACGCTTGACGGAGTGTTGATCTTTGAAATGTACCCAAGCCAAGATTGAAGGCAAAAGAAACCAAGCAATCGAATTCACATTGTCTAAGGCGCACGTTAGGTAGCATCTTAGATACTCCCAACTCGAAACGATTGAGGTCGGATTTAAGAAGTCCATCTATTTCTTCTTGCGTAAAAGTTCTGTTCCAAGAATCAGGCAAATGTTTGCCATCGCCGATAAGGTGACCAACACCCACAGTATACAGGTTTGCAGCACAACGATAGGGCCGACTACGCACACCTTCAAAATGTTTAATAAGTTCGATACCACGCTTAGATACTTTCACGTTTCTTTTCCCATGTGCGAGAGCCAAAGTAGAATCCAATGATAGAAGCTACAATGCTCATCTCATCGCTAGAGAATATAGCATCCATAGATTCTGGTGTGAATCCACCAGTAGATTTAACTGCCCATATGAATCCAGCTACATCAACGAATACAAGTAAGCCTACAAAAGTAAATGCAACGAATGGTCTGACACAAGCGTTAAGAGTCTTGACCCATTGTGATGCACCTTCTACAAGCTTAGTGTCATGTGCATATAATGCTTCACGTTCTTGAGCGTACGTTTCTGCGTACGTTCCTTCTAATTCAATAGCAGCAATCTTCTCTTGAGATACAAAACCTTTCTCTGCCATACGCATAGCTTGTTCGTTCTGTAACTTAGCCATCTCACGTTCATGTGCTTGGTCACCTTTTTGCTGAAAAAATCCGAGCAGACTTGGTAGCCCACTGGTAGCAAAGCCTAAGATACCACTGATAATACTAAACATTTAAAACTCCTCTTTGTTAAATCCGTATAGGTCACAGATGATATTAACATATTTGTTAAACTTCTTTTCGTGTGCATCNAAGTCATTGTGTCCATGATACCAAAGCATACAATGNATCATCTCATGCATAAGTGTTTCAGATATCTTTANGTATGTATCATTAGAGATATCTATTTGTATTCTAGTAGGCTCTGTAAGAAAGTATCCAAGCACTTCACCTTTAGTATTGATGGTACTAAAATTAACCTTGTGCGGTGCTGGCATCTTGTAGCCATTGAATGGAGGTAGCCCAACAAAACAAGCATACATCTTACGCAAGTTTTGTTTGGTAAGTAGCTTCATTACTTGGCCAATGGATTGATTGTTGATTTGCGTAATGCTTTCATCTCCTCACGCACTGCGCTCAGAGATACATCAATCTCTCTTTGTGATCCTTTAATGATGGCTGCTGTTTCTTTAGATGTAGCAAAGGCTTCTGATGCTTTCTCATAAGCTCTGTTGTTAGACATAGCTAATTCAATCATACGATTGTCAGCAGCTTTAACTCTATCTTCTACTAATGTAATGCGTGTTTCAACATTACTCATCTTCTTTACTTCTTCAATTGTCGAAGTCAAATCGTTGAATAGGGTTATCCCGTAGTAGACTGCTCCACTGGTAGGAACTAGCACTGATAAGATTATCCCCAAGATCATCTGCGAGGATAAGTTTAAGGTATACTTCTTGTTCTCTTGCGTAGTCATTCTCTTGCTCCATGTTGATTGCTTCTATGATCTGTTGGTTCTGTATCGTGTATGCTTGTGTTAGCATTTGCATACTCATAACAATCCCAAACCCAGGCACGAGTTCCTTTGATTTCGGAAGCTCTTGTTTTGGGTCTAGCTTCGCTTCTGTACTTGCGGTTGTTCTCGATGCGGGCTGTGATTCTTGTCTGCTTTCTGTCTTGACTTCTGTTTTGGTTTCTTGACGCACCGAAGTAGTCACCTCTGGCATCTGAGTCTGCGCAAAATCCATTGGCACAATTACAGGTTCTATTGGTATGACTGGTGCATTGATGGGATTCAATGGACTTGTCACACTGAGTGGACTTGTCGGACTGATTGGATTCGTTGGATTGTCCATCGACTTGACACAACTGTTGGTAACTTGAATCCAAGAACCAAACGCTGGAGTCGAGTATGGATCTGAGCATGTCGAAGTTCTTTGCTCTAGTATTGATCCAGTGTATCCAGCTTCGCATGCTAGTGTCCTTTGTTCTGTAGTTTCAAAACAAGTTGGCGGATCTTGTGTGCAATTATCTGACGTAGTTGTCCAAGAAGTCCAAGTGCTTGAGCTACAAGCATAGGAACGACTCTGATTAACCACGCCACTATAGTGNGGTAGAGGGCAACTAAGCGATTGATACTCCACTGTATCNGTGCAGACTGGCTGAATGTATGGAGCGCAGATAGGATCATCTGGCCTATACGGACACCATGCTGTAGCAAGCGCTGTAGCATCGTCAATGCCATGGCACTGTAAGTTACTAACCCAGCCTTGAGCTGTTGGAACATATGTGCAATACCATGCATAGAGTGGGTTACTCCACAGGAGTATTAGGAATAAGAGGGAGCGTATAGGTAGAACCATATAGTTTCTCAAATCGTTTTGGATCTCTCTCATGCCATGCACGTTTAGCTGTATAACCTAGTGAGCCACCAATAGGGCAAGGTGAGCCAGACATTTCCATAGCTTCCCAAACACGATTGTCTTGACACAATACTGATACTGCTGCTACCTTTAAACCTAAGTCGTTAAGTGTCTTAGCTAGTTTAATACGCTCACAGTTTTCATCTGTGATAGTAGCACCACCACTGATAGAGAACATGCCTGTGTTAGCACCACCAGATACACCAGACTTACACATGTCATTAGAGAAGCCAGACATGGATGGGGCCATAGCACTAGGCACTGGCATCCCTTTGTTGTTGATCGTTGTTGTATCAGCATGAGCATAACTTTGACTAAGCAAGAATACAATAACGAAGCCAGCTGTAGCAAGAAGGATCTGCTCTAAGCGTTTAAGTCTAGCATTGATTTGCTCATAACGAATAGCACAGACTTCTTCGTGTGTGCTAAGTCTTGATTCTACGTCATGCTTAACCATGTTATTCCTCCGCTGGTTCTGGCGTGTTGCCTTCTTCAAGCCATTTTAGGTAGGCTTGGTAGTCTGTGTTAGCTGGGTCAAATGGGATAAATGCGTTGTCTGATAATCTTTGAATACCAGTATCTTTGACAATGTTTTGTAGGTCTTTAAATAGTTTATACATTATAGCTCCGATGTACTAGTCCAAGTAACTTCGCCATGACCGTTTGTTCCTGCTGCGTTATAAACCATAGCCATATCTAGATTGATTCCATATGATGTAGCCGCTCCTCCTACAACAACAGTATAAACCATTGTTGGTGTAGCTCTTTTAGTCTGTTTAAAATTAACGGTCATCATAGCAGTTCCGTCTGTAGTTCTGCCGCCAGCCCAACTTCTGCCAGTTTCATAATACCTCTGACAATTAGCCAATTCCTGATTATAAAGTCTGCGTTCAAACGGTGTTGCTGTTGAGCCTACTTCTAGTTGGACACCTGTTACATACCATGTTGCTGCGTTAGTATTTAATATTTGTGTTTGTCCTGTTGCACCTTCATAATCACCAGCCAACCAAGCGTTAGTAGAAGATGTTGAATAAGTTGAACCCATAGCAATTGAAAATCTAACAATAAATCCAACTCCATTAGTTGTAAGCCATGTGCCAGATGTATCACCAGCAATAGTTACAGTTTTTTGTTCCCATGTGTTAGCTGCTGAAATAGTGTAAGTATAAACATAAGAACGACTGTTTCCAGCATTACTTATAGACCCACCAAATGTTCCTGTTAAAGAACTTCTAACCCAAAATGAAATAGTAATAGGTTTAGCATTTGCAGTTCCCCATCCTAAATCAGCTACATTAAGACCTTCAATTATTTGAAGCAGAGTCATATAATCACCAGAAGCTGTAGATGTTGCTGCTGATGAAGTAAGCAATATTGAGTTATTAAATCCAGTTGGTGCTGTGGTTGATTGCTGTATTGTTGCTTTTGATGTATAGCCAGTGCTAACTTTAAATCTATCAGCCCCATAAATTTCATTATTAGCAGTAACACTAGCACCAGCATTTCTCTGGTCGATCCTCATGTCACCATTGATGATGCGGTTCTTTAATCCAAAGGGGGATGCAGCAGCTCCTTGTAGAGATGCGTCGTTAAACGTGACTCCATTTGAGCCATCAAGTGTCATTGCCATTATGCTATTCCTTCAGGTTTATTAGGAAAATTAACTGTATTAGGAAAGCCAGCTTGTTGTGGCACATCTAATAATGCTTGTCTATAGTTAGCCCAAGTTGTTTGTTGTTCTGTAGAGAATGATGCCCAGCGTAATGGGTTACCCACAATGCTGTCTACTTTTTGTAATAAAGCATCTCTTTGTCCTCTTGCTTGTGCTGCTAATTCTTCTGTTGTTGGCGGTATCCATTCAGCTATTGCACCAAATTCACCAGCTATTGCTCTTGCGTATATATCACGACCATGTTCTTCTGTGTCATTAGGTGTAGCATGGAATGGAATGTCTTGTCCTATTTCTTCAAAATTAACTGTTAAGTTAATAGATGTATGAGCTTCGTCTACCCATTTAGGATTACTTGCATATTTTAAATTTAGTTTCATTATATTTTCCTATTAAGCTATTCTTAACCAAACACCTATAGCACCACTACCACTATAGTTACCTTTATTCATAGCTTTCCATGTTCCGCTTAATGTTGTAGCATTTACTGTATTTGTAAAGGCAGTAGCTCCACCAAGACTTGAAGCATATAAAGATATCCAATTTAAAGTAGAACCAGCTACTGTAGCCCCTTGAGTATAGCCGCCTGATGGTTGATATAAAAAAGCATAAGTTCCTAAATCGCCTTCTGTTGAGCCAGCTGTAGCTGTTTGCACTTGAGTTGTTGTTAATGTAGATACACTGTAGTNANTANAGTCCCACTAGTAGTAGGCAACGTAAGTGTTGTCGTGCCAGCTACGTTAGGTGCATCTAATGTAATAGTTCCGCTAGTGTTTCCCGCTATGATTACACTGCTCATAGTGATGCTCCTAGTTTACTTGCTTCTAATTGTAATTGATAAGCTGTAATCACTTCTGAAGTATGTGAAACTTTACATATGTTTTGCACTTGTAATTCTTGATCTGAATAATCTTGACCAGGAGTTATGCACCATCTATGGAATGTTCTTGCAACTTGATTGCCATCATCAGTGATAGTAGTAGCTTGACGAACTTGAACAGTTCCATTTTCTACCACTTCTATCTTATCAATTAATGTTTGTTTATCTAAAGCCATTTTGTTTTCCTGTTAAAGTTAATTAATATAAATTAATTAAACGTCATGTAAGTTCCAGAGATAATAAAGTCACTTGCATTATTACATTGTGTATTACTAAAAGATGCAGCTGATCCAGTTTGTGAAAATAATAATGATGCTGAAGTTGTATTTGGACTTATATAGCACATATAACTTCCAGATGTAGAAGTAGCAGAACCACAATAAAAAGACAATGTG